AACATATAGACTATAGCAAATATGAAACTTTTTGAAACACTAGATGAATCTACGTTCCTGATCTTCTCAGCAAAGAATTATTACAATCCTACTTGTATCGATGCTGAGGAGTTCTACGAAGATATAAAACGATTTAAGTATATCAAGCGTCTATTGAACAGACATCTTGATGGTGGTAAACTGTCAGTGAACTTGATATTAAATCATCTCATTGTTGTATTCAATGTGTTTGGTAATGATCCAGGTTTAAAGATGCTAGAGTACAAGTTAGATGACCGTCACTGGTCATCAGTCAAACCATTCCTTGTATATCTAAGAGTAATAACAAACGAAACATATACGGGCATTGAAATGGATGCGCGTGTTATCGAAGAGTTGAGAAAGATATGAGTTTAGCAAGTAAAGCGGGTGATCTGCTCTATACGTTTAGATTCTTGAAGATGTTGACTACACCTTGGGATGAGACCGATGCATTTAAATTGGGTCTTATTGATGAGAAAGGTAAGCGAATCAAGAGCGAGAAAGTCGATTCATCTGACAAGAAAACCGCGTTAGGTCCTTTCGTTCGTCTCGTGTTTAATGTCAAAAGAGCAATAGGCAAGATACCTGGTGGCAAGACTACTTTAGGTTCTTATGCGGCAGCACTCTTTCTACTCAAAGAACATTATAGTGTCGGTGAGAATAATCTAACAAGAATATGTGTCGAAGCGGGTATTGATCCACTTGATATGATAGCAGAAGACCATGCTTGGTACGTACTTGAGAACAACCAATTAGCACCAGGAATATATCGCGTAAAGGGTGATAAACTTCTTGGCGAAGGACTCGAAGATGCAGTTCGTGCTAAAGACCAAATTCGTATACTTGACGAATCATTTCCAGTCGGTGATGTGTTCGGCATGAACGTGTATGAAGCAATGCACCTAACTACTAACAAGATGGTGTATATCACACTAGGAGAAATCTACAAATGAAATCGTTCAAAGAATTTATGGTAGAAGAACCTACAGTCTCCACTGGTCCCGGTATCGCAGGCACAAGTCCTGGTGATCCTGCTGACTGGACATACGGAAAGAAGAAAAAGCGTAAACCCCTAACTCGTTCTTTTATAGAGATAATGGGCAAGCGTAAAAAACTTATCAAATAAAACCTCGAAATAGATTGACATCCTCTCGATTGTAGTGTACAATAAGCACTATATAAACGACTAGACCCAAAAATAAAATAATAGATGAGTAGAATTAATGCCAGTAAAAATTGACAAAAAGCGTGATGCACTATTAAAAGATTACGCAGTAGGTATGTTGAAAGACTTCTACTTAAATGATAATGAAAATTCTCCGCAAGAAGCATTCGCTAGAGCGTCAACAGCATGGTCAAGATACGAAGGACAATTGGACGAAGCATTAGCACAACGACTCTATGATTTTGTTTCGAAGAAGTGGTTTATGTTTGCTAGTCCTGTACTATCTAATGCGCCTACTGATAAGAAGAAAGATAAAGGGATGCCTATCTCATGCTTTCTAACTTATGTTCCAGATACATTAGAAGGACTAATTGGTCACTCATCTGAGTTAAGATGGTTGTCAGTCTATGGTGGTGGAGTTGGTGGTCATTGGAGTGATGTACGTACAGTATCAGATGTAGCACCTGGTCCTATGCCATTCTTACATACTGTCGATGCTGACATGATTGCATATAAACAAGGCAAGACTCGCAAGGGTTCTTATGCCGCATATATGGATGTAAGTCACCCTGACATTATAGAGTTTTTGAACATGCGTGTGCCTACGGGTGACGTACAGCGTAAAGCATTGAACTTGCATAATGCAATCAATATTACTGATGAGTTCATGGAAGCGGTTACCAAGAATCTTTCGTTCGATCTACGTGATCCGAAAGGACAAAAAGTTAAAGAATCAATCAATGCTCGTAAGTTATGGGAACGTATTCTTGAGACTCGATTCAGAACAGGCGAACCTTACTTAAACTTTATTGACACTGCTAACAGAGACTTACCTCAACCATTGAAAGACCTTGGTCTGAAGATTAATGGTTCGAATCTCTGTAATGAAATTCACTTACCCACATCGAAAGACCGAACTGCTGTATGTTGTTTGTCTTCATTAAATCTGGAATACTATGATGAATGGAAAGATACGACTATTGTTCGTGACCTTATTCGTATGCTTGATAACGTCTTGCAGTACTTCATTGACGAAGCACCCAACACAATTGAACGTGCAAAATATAGCGCCGCAAGAGAGAGATCGCTCGGACTTGGAGCGATGGGATTCCATAGTCTATTGCAACGACACGGTGTTGCATGGGAGTCACAGGCAGCGCGGGAAATTAACGATGCTGTGTTTAAACACATTAATACCCAAGCGATTCTGGAGACTGAAGTCTTGGCACAAGAGAGAGGTGAATATCTCGATGGTCAGGGAAGTGGACGGAGAAATAGTCATCTCATGGCAGTGGCACCCAACGCTTCAAGTGGAGTAATACTAAGTACTAGTCCTTCGATTGAACCAAGTAAAGCAAACGCATACACACACCGTACTCGTGCTGGATCGTTTCTTGTTAAGAATCCATACTTGATTCAATTACTGATAGATAAGGGTGAAGATAACGAGTCTAACTGGACAAGTATCATCACCAACAAAGGTTCTGTTCAACACTTACCGTTTATGACTGAAGGCGAGAAAGCAATCTTCAAGACTGCGCAAGAGTTAGATCAGAACTGGGTAGTTCAACACGCAGGTGAACGTCAGAAGTATATCTGCCAGGGTCAGAGTGTTAATCTATTCTTTCCAGCAGGTACTCCTAAGTCGTATGTAAACAAAGTACATATCAATGCATGGAAACTAGGACTGAAAGGACTGTACTATCTACGTACAGAAGCGAAGTCTCGTGCAGAGAATGTATCAGAAAAAGTAGAAAGAGTAGCACTAGAAGGTGATAAGCGAAACGTAGTATATTCTAAACCAGATTGTCCATTCTGTCAATTGGCGAAAGAAGAAATGAGACTACGTGGTATTCCATATGATGAAGTTAATCTAACTGAGGTAGGTAAGACAGCGGCAGAAGTAACTGGTCGTAAAGATGTTAAAACAGTTCCACAGATATATATTGGTGGAGAATACATTGGTGGGTATGAAGACCTTATGTCATACCTAGATAAAGAAGTTGAAAACGACGGCGATGACGAATGTCTCGCTTGTTCAGGATAAGAGAGTAGATTAATGGCATTATTAGAATTCAGTAAAAGTTACAAACCATTCTATTACCCTTGGGCGGTAGACTTGACAAAGAAACATGAAGAGATACATTGGGTAGAAGACGAAGCAGAGTTAAGCGAAGACGTACAAGATTGGAAAACTAAGTTAAGTGAAGAGGAGAAGGAGTTTGTTACACAGATTCTACGTCTATTCACACAGTCAGATGTTCAAGTAGGCGAGAACTACCACGAGTTATTGATCCCTAAGTTTAAGAACAACGAGATCCGTAACATGCTATCATCCTTTGCTAATCGCGAAGGTGTACATCAACGTGCATATGCTCTGTTGAATGATACGCTTGGATTGCCAGACGAAGACTTCCACAAGTTTCTTGAATACAAAGCGATGGCAGAGAAACTGGACTTCATGAAAGAAGGCAGTATCAATACACATACAGGTCTTGCACTAGTATTAGCACAGTCAGTATTCAACGAAGGTATGAGTTTGTTCTCTTCGTTCGTTATGCTATTGAACTTCCAGCGTTTCGGTAAGATGAAAGGCATGGGTACTATTGTTGAGTGGTCTATTCGTGATGAGACTCTACACGTACAAGGCAACGCTAAGTTGTTCCGTGAGTTCTGCGAAGAGCATCCACGTATTGTCAATGACGAATTGAAGTCAAAGATTTATGAGATGGCAAAGAATGCTGTTAAGTTAGAAGATAAGTTTATTGACTTAGCATACAACAACCACGAGATCGAAGGTCTTGCAAAAGAAGATGTTAAGCAATACATTCGACACATTGCAGATCGACGCTTGTTACAACTAGGCATGAAACCTAAGTTTAAAGTAAAAGAGAATCCATTACCTTGGTTGGACTGGGTACTCAATGGAGCATCTCATGATAATTTCTTTGAGAAGCGAGTCACTGAATACTCTGTAAATGGTATGGACGGTGATTGGGGATGGGATGAAGAAGGAGTGCCTGCATGATGGAAGACACCCGTAGATTTATGACTGAATGTCCTGTATGTGATAGTAACTGTTTCATCGATGTGTTAAACGTCGATGAGGCAGTGATATACTGTCCCATGTGCGGAACTGAAGCAGAAGTGGAAGAGGTTTTTATAGAAGACTAAATAGTGTTATCTTCAATCAAGGTAGCACTACATGAAACCCACTATAGCATTGTATGAGGGTCATGATACTAATCTAACAGTATATGACCCTAATACCGACTCGTTCTACATATATGAATTTGAACGTGTTTCAGGTATTAAACACCACAACATAAAAAATCGTAAAGGTAGCAATGGTTTATCTACCAGCGCAAATGTTCAATATCTACATATTATTCTGAATCATCTTAAAGAAGTTCATGGCATTGAAAATGACTTCGACACATTTATCTTCAAACCCATTTGGTGGAATGTGTCATACATTGACCGCAGTATTATCAATTCAGACAAAGAGATTTTACCAGTCATCGATCACCATGATGCTCATGCATGGTGTGCATATGGACAAGCACCTGAATCGTTCGAGAACACTGCTTGTATAACTTATGATGGTTGGGGCGATAACACCGCATTCAAGTACTCGTGTTTCAAAGGCATCAATCGACATTCAGTTGAACCCATGTGTTATAATTTCTCGATGGTCTACACTGCTATGGCACACTCTCTCAAGATATTACATGGTACTATGGATCTTGATCTCCCGGGTAAACTAATGGGATTATCTGCATACGGTGAAGTGAATCGCACGTGGTCAGATATAATGAAAGATTCTATCAAATCAGACTGGTGGAAATATAAACTAAGCAATGATGCAGGATCTAAACCACCTGTCACCTGGGACGACTCACAAAATCCATTACTTGTGATGAGAAAACAGATCAATCCGTGTATTCAGACAACTGATTATAACATAAAACTAGAGAACACTAAAGCATTCGCACTCGCTAGTTCTGCGCAGATTGCATTCGAAGAAGGTATCGTCGAAACTATTAAAGAAGAGTTCCTTGATAAGATTGAAGCGCACGATAACAATCTGATAATATCTGGCGGTAGTGCATTAAATGTTCTTGCTAACGAAGCAATCAAACGTGCATTTCCTGATGTCAACATATACATCCCACCAAACTGTCATGATGGCGGTCTAAGTTTTGGTATGTTATACGAACATCTAAAGACTACTAAGAAATACGATGTCACTCAATCTGGTCCAAGAATATTTGATTACAAATATATGGATCCGATGATTAAACTATACGGCGCAAAGAAGGTCAGTATTAATGATATTGCAGACTTACTTAAAGAGCAGAAGATAATAGGGATGGTGATTGGTAACATGGAAGTAGGACCGAGAGCATTGGGTAATCGTTCTATACTATGTGACGCATCTAATCCTAAGATGAAAGACACACTCAATTGTCGTGTTAAGTTCCGAGAGTGGTTTAGACCTTTCGCTCCTATATGCAGAAAGGAAGATGCACCTAAGTATTTCTACTCACCAAACTTTGATAACATGGAATGTATGCAATTCGTCGCGGATGTGTTGCCAGAGTATCAAACTGAACTATTCTCTGTAACACACTACGACAATACTGCCAGACTTCAGGTGGTGACGGAGGAGAGCAATGCCGCAATCTATGACATACTGACAGCGTTCGATGGAGTACTAATAAACACTTCCTTGAATGTTCAAGGTAAACCTATTCTAAATACCTTTGATGAAGCATTTCATGTTTTACAAAAGACCGGTCTAGACCATATAGTGGTAGAGTATGAAAATGATTATTGGTTATTCTAAGGAATTATAACAGATGTGGAATATGAATGAAAGTGTATTCGAACCCAGCGAAGAGTTTTTAAAAGACTATGTTGGATTTGTGTATCGTATCACTGAGATAGATACAGGTAAGATGTATATAGGAAAGAAGTTCTTCTGGAAACCCAAGACACTACCCAAGAACTCTGTACGTAAAAGAAAGATAAAGATGAAAGTACCTTCGGACTGGCAGAAGTATTATGGTTCGAGCGAACATCTATTAGAGTCAATCAAGAGAACTGGCGTTGATAACTATCACCGTGAAGTTCTAAAGTTATGCACAACTAAAGGCGAATGCTCCTACTATGAAGCAAAGTTACAATTTGAATACGATGTCCTACTCGACGAACAATACTACAATGCGTTTATCGGTTGCAAAATACACGCAAAGCATTTGCCCAAACCCGCTATCGAAATACGAACAGCAGAACCTTGGTTCAATAGACCTTAAACTATGAGGAATCTAATCGCCGCTAATTGGGGTCATGACGCCTCACTATGTTTCTGGAATGATGTTGCAAAAACATTTCATACTATTGAGATAGAAAAACTTGTAGGTATAAAACACTACAGAGGTCACGCACGTAAGGATGAAGAACTAGAGATTCTTAAAAGGTGTGCTAAGATAGCAGAAGAAGAGTTTGGCATACCCAACGACTATCACTGCATCATTCGTGGCAATCTATTGAACGATATCAAGAAAGAACAGATTGAAAATGGCACGGGTCGTTTGACAGATAATAAAGTTTCTGATGATATGATGCTCGATGTTGATAACATTAATGCTGTATTTAATACTAAGAATATTGATATTACATATCGACATCATGAAGCACACGCATGGAATGGATTCGCTCCTTCGGGATTCGACAAAGCAGTCATACTTACTATGGATGGTGGTGGTAACGATGGGTTCACTCATTTGTTCACTGCTGAAAATCCTAATAAACCTCTGACAAGTCATACACGAATACATGGAGTTCAAGCGCATGGCAGAAACTATACTCAGGCATGCCTATGGTCGTTATACAGTATAATGCAAAGCACCGACTGCTCGTTAGATGTTGCGGGTAAAGCAATGGGAGCATCGTCGTACGGAAACACTGAAAGCGATCCCTATTCGACTGCAACGAAACTGTTTATGAGAAGTACGACCGCTTGGAATAACTTTAGTCCTGGCAGAATACTGTACGAGAAACATTACAATCAACCTCTGAAAGACGGTACTAACAGCAAGATTAAGTTTATCGAAGCGTTTAGTACTTCGCCTGAAGTGTACAATCCCTATAAACTATTTGTGGATGAGATTGATTGGCAAACAGAATGTGATATGGCAAGAGGCATTCAAGATGCGTTTGTT